TCATCTGCATCTCTGGTTGACAAGGTTCAGCCCAATACGAAATACTACTATATGTTTAGGTCTGTGGATACCCATGGGCTCGTCTCATACCCTTCGCATGTCTATGAGGTTGAGCTAGTAGATAATGATGGTGCCGGTAATGTTATTATTTACTTTATGTTCAGGGATGGAGATATAGCATCAGGAGAAGCTAATTCATTCATGCATGATACTGTAATGGACTTAGAAGCTTACGGTATTATGATCCCAGACCATAGTGCTGAAATGGACGAAGCTGAATTAACTAAAGGTGAAAAGAAAAAATTAAAAGATATGAGTAAATCATTAAAGAAGTCTTCTAAAGGACATGCTGGTCAAGCTAAATATATTGATAAGTTAGTAAAAGAAGGTAGAGGTGATATGGATATTCTACTTGGTCTTATAAAAGATAGAGCAACTGAATCTGGGTTTAGTGAAGCAGAAGAAGCTGAAGAAGTTATTGACGCTATAAGAGATCACTTTAAGTTAGATATGTATGGTAAAATACAAGAGGCTGATTTAGTATCTATTACAGACGGTCAATATGCATATATTAAAGGTATTATAGATATTCTTAAATCAGGTGAAATGCCTCAAGATATAGGATATAGAAAAGAAGCAATAAAAGCTTTACTTAGTTTATTAAGAAATCCTAATGACGTAAAAGAGTTATGGCATGGAGATCATGATGATGATGATAAGCTTCAAGAAGGAACTGATTTATACGATAAAAAAGGATTACATTTTAAAAGGTTTGCAGGTAAAGGCGGACCAGCTTTACAGATTACAGTACCAGGAATGACTACTATGAGTCCTAACTTTATTCAAATACCTGGTAGTAGATTAGGTGAATTTGCTTCAGCATTAATGCAAGCAATCAGAGTATTCGATGATATGTCAAGACAAACTCCTGTAGATGAAGCAATGGGGGATGATGTACCAGATTCTATGAAAGGTTCAGTATCTAAACTTCAACAAGTACATAGCATGATAGTAAATAAAATGAAATCATTTGCTAAAATGTATAAAGAAAAAGGAGGCGATCATATATTTAAAAGCTATAGTGGAGAAGAAAATAAAGTTATTGATATATTAAAAGACTTAAACGATAAAAAGAAAAAGGTAGAAGATGCTTTAGATAAAAAAGTTTCTGGTATAGGTAGAAATCAACAACTTGCTGAAACTCCTGAACAAGAAGAAGCTGTTTACGAATTAAGAAATATAGTCGATCAAGTAGAAGAATTAGGAGATCAGGCAAGACAAATAGTAAGACAAAACTTTCCTAATGAAATGTCTAGAATGGAAGGATACGGAGTATTTAATTTAGCTTATTCTAATAATAGATACGATACTACTTTAGGTAGTGAAGTAGATAGATTAGAGGGCGGAGATTATGATGATCTAGATGATGATAATTATCCAATGGAAGCAATGTCTAATCAAGAAAGAGAAGATAAACTTCAACAAGCTAAAAGAGGTGGGGGAAAAGAAAAACCACTTAGAAAATTAGCCGCTATGGGTAAAAAAGAAGAAGAGAATGCATAAACAAGACTTAAAAAATATAATCTTAGAAGCATACAGTGAGGTATTAAATGAAATGCCTGTACCTTCTGATGATGATGAAAGAACTAAAAAAGTAAATCAACTACCTAAAGAGTTCATTAAAAAATTAGAAGATAAATACGGTCCTGTAAATCCTGAGTATGATTTTTTTGATAAAGAATTAGATACATATTTTAAATTTACAAATAAAAATGATACAACAGGTTCTATAGAACATAAAATTATTAAATTACCTTCATTCGATAGTCTATATAGTAACTTCACAGATTTAGTTAGAGACATAAGAAGTTTATCCAAACAAGAAGATATTAGAAAAGATACTAAAGCTAGAGAATTATTTGAACTTATCAGAACTAACTATAGAAAACTTCAAACTTATTTAAGACAGGAAAGACCAGAGCAGTATGCTATGTTAAGAATGAGAAGAGGAATGCTAGAAGCTATTGAAGAATTAAAATCTAGATTTCCTGCTGAAGGTTTAACTATAGGAGGTAAAAGAGTAATTAAGATAGATAAAAATGATAGTAATGATCCTGAAAACTTTACTATTGAATTCGAAGATGGAACAAAAGAACCTTACTTACATCATTTAAGAAAAAAGAACGAAATAAATGAAAGCTTATTAGATCAAATATCAGAGCAAGAACCTAAACCTGAAGAAGAAGGTGATAAAGAAGCTCCAAAAGAAACAGTATTAGAAGATGCAACTGATCAAATATTAAGTAAATTTCCTACATTACAAAAAGCTATAATAAAATTACAAACTAAAGATTTCAAAGAGTTTGTAGAGAGTATAGATTGGATATCTCCAAGACCTACATCTTTTAGAATTAATTTAAAAAACGGTCAAGAGTATATTTTAAAATGGACTGGAATGTCTTTTCAAGCTGAAATTCAAGGCAAAAGATACTTTATAGATAAAGTTGACGATTATCAACAAGCTTTAGATAGATTATCTATATTATATAAAGAAGGTCCTATGAAAGGAGCTGGTGACGGAGAAGCTGCTGAACTTCCTGATACAGGAGGAGGCGGTGGTGGAGGAGACTTTCCTGGAGGAGATACCGGTGGCGGAGGCGGTGATGATGCCGTAGATGATTTAGGAGGTGGAGATGAACCAGGAGGAGCTGACCTAACAGGTGAACCAGTTGATTTTGAAGAACCAGGAGAAGAACCAGAAGCATAATGAACGTTACAGATAAATTATATACAGAATGGGCATGGAGGTCTAAAACTGGAACACCCAGTATGGATAACCCAGAAGATAAAGCTATATTAGATAAACTCATAGCTGAACTAACAGAGCAAACAGAATCTCCTTATTCACAACTACAAGGTAATATAGCAAAAATTAAAGATGACCCTGAAGCAGTTGAGTATTTAAATAGATACGTAAACAGTAGAAGATTTAGAGGTCCATTTAACGAATACATAGCTAAACAAAATATTGATAGTGGTACTTTAGAAGATACAAATGCACCTGATGCAATATTTAATATATTATCTAAAAATGGTGATTTAGAAAAATATATGGAAAACCTAGATAAACTACCAGGTTTTGGTTCATTAGGAAGTAAAGGAAATTTAGTTGCAGCTCTAGATTCTATAGTATCAGCAGAATCAGCTAATGCTTTAATAAGATTAGGAGGAACAGAAGGAGGTAGAGGAGTAGGTAAAGCTGAATTAGGATTAGCTACTTTATGTAAAGATGTTCAGATGATGAAAGGAGAAGCTGGAGATTTAAATTGGAATGGATATTTAGAGGTAAAAGGTACAGCTGCAAGATTAGGAAAAAGAGATCATGAGTTTACTGGAGGTAGAAAATTAATAGAGTTAGCAACTGCAAATGAAATAGAAGACGTAACTCAAGGAAGAACAAGTTTATATAATGCACCTGAAATTTTAGCTAGCGAATTACTCAAAAAAGGAGTTAATCAACAAACTATTTTAGCTGCTTTAAAAGATGATTTTGGTCAAGTATATTCTGACCAAGCATTAAATCTTGTAAAAAATATAAAAGATTTAGCTGTTGAAATGAGACTAGCTTATTTTACTAATTATTGGTTTAAAGAAGGAGTAAAACATATTATTTTTGTAGCAACAGGTGGTAGTGGTTTTGGTAATTATCTTTCTCTAAATTATGAGCAAGCTATAAGTTATATTAAACAAAATCCAACATCATTCTGTAGCCCTATTAGATATAATCAGTTAGCACCTCAAGTATTTAGAGGTGGAATAAAATAGTTATGGCACAGGACATAAAAAAGATTATCGCACAAGAGTATATCAAGTGCGCCAAGAATCCGGCGTACTTTATGAAAAAATATTGTTATATACAGCATCCTACTAGAGGAAGAATTCTCTTCAATTTATATCCGTTTCAAGATAAGATTTTACATTTATTTAAGGATCATCAGTATATAATTACTTTAAAGTCTAGGCAGTTAGGTTTATCTACGTTAGCCTCTGCCTATTCTTTATGGTTAATGATATTTCACAAAGATAAAAATATATTAGCTTTAGCAACTACTCAAGCAACTGCTAGAAACTTAGTTACTAAAACTATTTTTATGTACGATCAACTACCTAAATGGTTAAAGCTAACTGCAGTAGAAAAAAATAAATTATCATTAAGATTAAAAAATGGTTCGAGAATACAAGCTAAATCTTCTTCATCAGATGCAGCAAGATCAGAAGCAGTATCATTATTATTAATAGATGAGGCAGCATTTATAGAAAATATTGAAGAAACATTTACTGCTGCACAACAAACGTTAGCTACAGGAGGTCAATGTTTAGCTTTATCAACTCCTAATGGTATTGGTAACTGGTTCCATCAAACATGGGAAAAAGCAGAAGCAGGAGAAAATTCATTTTTACCTATTAAATTACCTTGGACTGTTCATCCTGAAAGAAATCAGCAATGGAGAGATCAACAAGATACTGACCTAGGACCTAGAATGGCAGCACAAGAATGTGACTGTGATTTCTTATCTTCAGGTGCTACCGTATTTGAACCAGATGATTTAATATTTTTCGAACAAACTTATTTAAAAGATCCTTTAGAAAAAAGAGGAGTAGATAGTAACTTATGGGTATGGGAATCTCCTGATTATTCAAAATCATATATGGTAGTAGCTGATGTAGCTAGAGGAGATTCTACAGATTACTCAGCATTTCATATATTTGATGTAGAAACTTGTACTCAAGTAGCAGAATATAAAGGTAAAATATCACCAAAAGATTTCGGTAATGTACTTGTAGGAATAGCTTCAGAGTATGCAGATGCATTATTAGTAGTAGAAAATGCTAATATAGGATGGGCTACTATAGAACAGATAATGGAAAGACAGTATAGTAATCTATATTATAGTTCTACAAGTAATATGGAAACTGTAGAATCTTATATGACTAAATATGAAAGAGATAAATTAGTACCTGGTTTTACTATGTCTATGCGTACTAGACCTTTAGTAGTAGCTAAAATGATAGAGTATATTAGAGATAGATCAGTTACTATACAATCAAAGAGGTTATTAGCTGAAATGAGAGTTTTTATATGGAAAAACGGAAAACCTCAAGCTCAAACAAATTATAACGATGATTTAATTATGTCTTGTGCAACTGCTTTATTTGTAAGAGATACTGCTTTAAAACTTAGACAACAAGGATTAGATTTAGCTAGAGCACAATTATCTTCATTTAGTAACCTAAATGCAAAGAATAATGCTGTGATAAAAGTTGGAAATCAGCAAAATAATCCTTATATTATAGATAATGGTCGAGAAAAAGAAGATATTTCTTGGTTATTATAAAATAACTATTTATATATAAAATACTAGTATACAATGGCCGATACTTCACTATTTGGAAGATTAAGAAGATTGTTCTCTAATGATGTAATTATTAGGAATGTTGGTGGTCAACAGCTTAAATTAGCTGATGTCAATAAGATACAAACCACAGGAAGATACCAAACTAACTCTTTAGTTGATAGATTTTCGCGTCTTTATATCTATAACAACAAAAATATCTTTAATCCTAATCTTAACTATCAAACCTTAAGAATACAGCTTTATTCGGATTATGAAGCTATGGATACTGACCCTATAATAGCATCTACATTAGATATACTTTCTGATGAAGCTACAGTTAAAAACGATCAAGGAGAAGTATTATCTATTCAATCCTCAGATGAAAACTTACAAAAAGTACTTTATAATTTATTCTATGATGTACTTAATATAGAATTTAATTTATGGTCATGGATTAGAGGAATGTGTAAGTATGGAGATTATTTCTTAAAATTAGAGATAGCTGAAAAGTTTGGAGTATATAATGTTCTACCATATACAGTTTATCATATGAGTAGACATGAAGGAGACGATCCTGATAATCCTACTAAAGTTCATTTTAGATTAGATCCTGAAGGAATAGCAGCATCACAAGATCCTAACTACCTACCTAAAAGAAATGCGAAAGTATTAGATTTTGATAACTATGAGATAGCTCACTTCAGATTAATATCTGATACTAACTTTTTACCTTACGGTAGATCTTATATAGAGCCTGCTAGAAAAATATATAAGCAAGTTACATTAATGGAAGATGCGATGTTAATACATCGTATAATGAGAGCACCTGAAAAGAGAATGTTCTATATTAATGTAGGATCTATTCCTCCATCAGAGGTAGATCAGTTTATGCAAAAGACTATCAATAATATGAAAAAAACTCCTTATATAGGAGATGATGGTCAATATAACCTTAAGTTTAATATGCAGAATATGATGGAAGATTTCTATCTACCAGTAAGAGGTGGAGATTCTTCTACTAGAATAGAGACTACTAAAGGTTTAGATTACGACGGTACTGCTGACGTTCAGTACCTGCAAAGTAAGTTATTTGCTTCACTTAAAGTACCTAAAGCGTATTTTGGTTTTGAAGGTGATCTTCAAGGTAAAGCTACTTTAGCTGCTGAAGATATTAGATTCGCTAGAACAGTTGAAAGAATACAAAAAATAGTAGAATCAGAATTAACTAAAATAGCTTTAGTTCATTTATATACACAAGGGTTTACAGGAGAAAGTTTAACTAACTTCGAATTAAACTTAACTACTCCATCAATTATATTTGAACAGGAAAAAGTTGCACTATTAAAAGAAAAAGTAGATTTAGCTAATCAAATGAAAGATTCTAAATTATTCTCATCTGATTACATCTACGAAAATATATTTAATTTATCTGAAGATCAGTATAATGAAATGAGAGAACTAGTAAGAGAAGATAGTAAGAGAACCTTTAGGGTAGCTCAAATAGAAGGAGAAGGAAACGATCCATCTAAATCTGGAAGATCTTACGGTACACCACATGATCTAGCATCTATGTACGGTAGAAGAGCAACAGCTACTGAAAAAGGATCTGGACTAGGTGATGTTCCTCTAGGATACGAAGATCAACCAGTACATGGTCAACCAGGCCCTGAAGGCGGTAGACCGAGAGAAAAATTCTCAGTATACGGTACTAATGATGATCCATTAGGAGGTAGAGATAGATTAGGTCAGCAAGGGATGAAAGGAGGATTCCCTAGCGATAATGAATATGTAAACGAAAATTTAAATACCAAAGCTGTTTATCATAAGAATAAAGAATCTTTAGATGCATTGAAAGACATGGTTTTTGATAAAAAGACTAAAAAAGAAGCTAAAATGCTGAAAGAAGATAATATTAAGGATTTGGGTAATTAATACATATTTATAATAGTAAACGTATATAATGAAGATAAAACACTCAAAGTACAGGAATACTGGATTGATATTTGAGCTATTAGTTAAACAAATAGCATCAGATACTTTATCAAATAAAGAGTCTGCGGCTATATCTATACTTAAAAAGTTTTTTACTGGTAACGATTCATTAGTTAAAGAATTTAAACTATATGAATTTATTACTAAAAATAAAAATGTTAATCAAGCAAAAGCCGAGGCTATACTTTCTACCATTACAGAGATTTCAAGGAAATTAAATCAGAAAGTATTAAAGAATAAAAAATACGAACTTATATCAGAAATTAAGAAAAACTATAATGTTGACGAATTTTTTGGTATTCAAGTTCCTAACTATAAACCATTAGCTGCTCTATACTGTTTATTAGAGGCACAGAATAATACATTATTAGTTGATCCTCAATTTTTAGTAGATAATAAATCTACATTATTAGAGCACTTAACATCAGCACCACAAACTGATAAGGAAGTAAGAGATACTTTAATTGAAGAGTATTCTAATTACGACAAAGATCTTAAACTTTTAACTTTTAAAATCTTATTAGAGAAGTTTAACGATAACTATAAAGACTTACTTCCAGAACAAAAAAATATTCTTAAAGAGTTTATTACTTCAGTTGATTCAACTCCTAAATTAAAAAATTTAGTAAATGAAGAATTAACTAAAATTTCTAAAGAAGTCAAAGCTTTAGTTAAAAAAGTAAAAGACCCAGTTATTTCTATTAAATTAAATGAAGTTGCTAAATCTATTAAACCTATTGGTAAAAAAGATAAAGTAACAGATAATCATTTAGTTAACATTATGCAGTATTACGACTTAGTCAACGAACTAAAAAGTTTGTAATGAAACTTAGTAGGTTAAGAGAACTAGTTAAAGAAGTATTGCAAGAATATGAATTGGAAGAAGCTAATACTACTAACGTAGGAGGAGCAACTTTCACTCCTGGGGATGGAGCTCAATATGCAACACCATATGCATTTGGTAGAAAAGAATCTCCAAGAGCAGTTAAAACTTTAACTAAACAAGGATATACGAAAGTTAAGAAAAAAAAACGACCATACTCAACTAAACTATACGACTATTTATAGCATATGAGAACAGTAACAGTAACCGAAAAATATAGAGCCGTTCAAGA